AATAATTAAGAGTTACTTGTTCAGTCTCTCCGTTAACTGCCACTATCATTAGCCTGAGTTGACGAGTGATAGCATTTTCATCTTGTCGTTTTTTGCGAGCATTCTCTACTTGTTCAACCAAACTTCTTTCATCTGCTCCGTTTAATAAACGAAAAGTAACTTCCAATTTGGTACCCGGCAGCGTAGTAAGAAATGTGCCATCCTCTTGGGGGGAAGCTTCTTGTGGCGATAACCCATCGCCATTATAAGTGGAGGCCTCATTTAAATCAAACGCATATTCCTGTTGACTTTGACAAGCTGGGCACGTAACGCGTGTCTCGTACACGTTCCCGTATCCCGACACTCTGGCTGCTACCAAAATAGCGTTTCGATCTCCCACCAATAAACCATGTGGTTCTATTCGTTTATCGATAATAATATTTTTCATCAGCCGATCCAGGGCAACTCCTTTTTTTAGGAGGGCGCGGGACGTCAGAAGATCTTCTTCTTTGGCCGTCATTTGTTTAATTTCAATCGTATCAACTCCGCAGAGCGGGTGGCCTGCAGGATAAAACTTTCCTTGTGATGGCAGTTCCACAAACTCTGTAGGTACTACGAATGAAAACCCACCACCTTCGTTTTGCAGGACAGAGGGCGGTGGGGCGGCGTCGGCTGTGTGTTTGGTACCACCAACGCGATCTTTATTTCTTGACAATATACACCTCTATTTTGTCTATACGCTAAAGAATTCGGAGCCGCCATCGCCGGCGACAAGAACTGAACCTTCAGTGTTGAATGTTTGAATTCTGGCCCAATCGTACTTGAGGGTCACGGACATCTCTGTTAGGTCATCCGTGCCATAAGCCAAATCACCGTATTTCACCTCGGTGAGGAAGGAGTTCCACAACGTCCATTTTTCTAACTCCTGGCCATTTGAATCGATCTGCGTTACAATCACAGTACCCAGTGCACCTGCGGCCTTAGCCTTTGAAATTGTTCCCATGCTATCGCTGGTCGCATCCGTTGGGGGAGAATAACCAGACTGCACGAGAATATCGGATAGAGTTGCAGCCATGTCGGGGTCGACAGGATCAACCAATGTCAACGTCATGTCCTGCCAAGTAACACCGCCGGGATAAAAGAACGTATGGTTCAAATATTTATGCTCCACGGAAGCAACCTGAAAGCTGGGCTTTGTGACGGTCTTTGCATACCACAGTGTGGCACCTCCTTGCGGAGCATTGAGGCCCTGGAACTCGACATAAAACCTAAATTGTCTCTTTGGATCTTTTAAAGTGGTATCTTCACCGAAATTTGTTGACCAGAATGGCATATGTTAAAACTCCTATAATCTATTTTTAAGTAGTGTGGTAAGGGAAAAATCCCTAACATCTTTAATCATCGAATGATGCTCCCGTAGACATGATAACAAAGTCGATAGCAATGTATTCAATTGCTCGGGCCGGCTTAATCATGATCTTCGCATACAAAATATTCTGATCAATCAAGTCAGGCGTCGTCGTGGACTCGTCCAGTACCAGCTTATAATCGGTGATACCATACGTAGTTTTAACGTTAGCAAGGAAGGGCTCCACCAGGGAGATAAAGCGATTCCATGTTGCCTGCACATTTTGTTCAAAAAGAATTTGTGTCGAAAGAACGGAAATTTCTTTCTTCAGGTAAATCACCAGTCGTCGGACGTTAATCCGGTCGAGGGCCGACTGACGCTCTTGGAGAGTTTTCTGGCCAAAGACCACAATCCCACTAGACGGGAAAGAAGCGATGGGGTTAATGTTGCTCTCGTATAACGTGTCTCGATCCTTGGATGTGAGACGCTGGGTGATACCGGTAACAGGAATTCCAGCTGCGCCTTCGGAAAGGCCGCCTCGGTTAAAGCCAGCCGGTGCAAACCAAATTGCAGATGCTCGCTCTGACGAAGCTAAAACACCCATCATGGCAACCGAAGGGGGCACCCACAGCATTGCGCCGGTACTCTCGTCTCGCGTTTGAACCCAGGGATAGAAAGTCGTTCCATAGCTGGAGTCAATCCTGCGGTTGCGAAGTGCCGTTGCAGCCGTTGTGGGAGTTGTCCCAATCCGATCAGCTTTGTCGCTCTGATAGCCTTCGGCAGCGGGCTTATAAACATCGGGAAGGTCAATGAGAGCCATCGCGTCAGCGCGCTCTTCGCAAACCCTAACCTCATGAGTTGTTAAACTAGCGTTAGTGAGGCCCGGGACCGACAAGAGATTCATGTTAATATACTCTGGATCGGCTACCGTATCGATGGCGCGCCGGAAGGTGTGATAAACATAACTATTGTCTTCAGTTGAAGAATCCGACATTTCGCGGTTAGCCACCGGGTCGGGCTTCATAATATCAAATCCGTCAAAGCCTCCATAAACGGGACACGTAAAGCGGTCGATGCCTCCCAGCAACAATGCATTATAAGAGGAGGATGCGGCAGTATAAGAAAATCCTAACACTCGCGACCCAGATAAATAGTACCAATTTCCAGCATCGCTCTTCGCCACATCGTCAAGAGAAAAAACGTATGCGTAATCATCGACACCTGTGGTCGAATACGGAGTCTTGGCGTTATCGCCACCGCCACCCGTATATCCTTGATACAATAATGTATGGAAGTCTGCGACACTAGCGTCCGGCGTTGTCCCATCAGCTTCGCGAGTCGTCTGCATTCCGAAGTAAGCATCCGTCTGGTCGGTCAAGCCACCATCGGAAGCGGAATTGCGTAAACGCACAGACGGGAAGACAAACGACCCCGTGCAAGAGCCACTAAGATCGGACAGGCCAACTCCTGTGCCACCGGAAAGATAAGTAACATAACCGGTCGCACTATACGAGTCGTTTCCTGGCAGGGGGCGATTTGGGACGTCGGCGCCACCGGTGATGAAGGTGTCACTCAAGACCGTTCCGGCGGTGAACGTCTCGCCGCCGAGGGGTATAAGTGAGCAGGCGCCCGAGGTGTTCAAATCATAAACCGCCCTGAACCGCGGAGGAGCAAAATATCCAAAGGGTAAGAGAGTTGCGTCGGTAGCTCCAGCTTCCACATCGCTATTCATTTCAACATACATAAACTTAGATTGGTTATCGTATTCCCCAAAAGTCCGTAGACGTTTCTGGGTCGTGTCCCACTGCGTATACTTGTCTCCAATTACACGCGCCACATAATTGGGCGATGTAGGATCGAGATTAAGATTATCAAACCTCTCCATTATCTCAACCGCATTATCTGTGTCGGTGATGGAACGAATGAGAACCGAAAAGGTCCCATACTCATAAGTTGAGGTAGTAGAACGACGTACATTACTAATTGAAACTTTGCAACTGCGCTGCAGCCATTCACCATGTCCGCGTCCAACCAAGCGGAAAAGTCGCTGCTGGTTAAACGGCACATAATCGGCGGAGGCCCCTAGCGCCTGACCAATAAACCAGCCGGTCCGCCCTTCGCGGGAAGCCTGGGGTTTCATGTCGGCGGGAGTATCGGTGCCGCCGCCACCATAAACTGGCATCAGAACAGCAATACTTTCAGTGGTCAAGCCGCGGTCGCGGATTTCTTGCTCGTAAGACTGACCAAGCCAATATACTTTAGAAGTTGACGCGTCAGTAGAATAAAATGTAGATCCGCTGATCAACTGAGGATTGGTGTTGAACTGATTACGAATGAAATTATCGCTCTGATCATCAAAATTGAAGGAAATGGTTTCGGTGGTCTGGTTGGTGCCTGCCACTTCAAGAGTCAAAAGTCCGCTCGTATTATCTCCACCAGTACCAAACAAAGTATTACTAGAAGCGGTGATAACAGTCGAGCCTATATTGCCATTAGTCGCGCGGCCGCCATAAACCGCTCCAGTTAATGTAAGGCTTCCTTGATTAAGATAAAAAATTGCCCCCAGGCTGGCAGTCCCTAAGTTGTTCCGACCGCCGGCGCCAGCGTCAGCGGTTTCGGAGGACTGACTTGGGAAGAGCCAAAGGCCGTACGCACCTGCATTAGTAGCAGCCAGGTCGGCGGGCGCAGTTCTTAAGGTCTGCCACCCTGCAGCCGCATCGCCGCCAGCAGCGCTTCCGACGCTAGTTTCCTGACCCAACAACCGAACATAAGTAAGAGGAGCAACGTTTGCTTTCAAGAATGCTTTAGCCGCGTACGTTCCATACATGGGAGACTGATAATTTCCGTGTCGTGAAATATCACCACCACCAAAACCGGGGGCAGTGTCTCCAAACATTTCCACAAAGTCCGAATAAGATTGGACCGAGACAGGCTGCATCGCTAGGCCGCGACGAGAACGTCCGACCAATACAGGACCGATGGCTTCTGCTGATTTGGGGATGAAAGAATCATCAATTTCGTGAATAAACACCCCAGGAGATACAAATTTAAAACTTTTGACTGACATACTGTGTTCCTCTTATCAAAATATGCGTAAATGATAGTGCAATCATTAATTAAATAGTATTTTTAATCTCAAAAGGAGTTCCTGAACTAAAGAAAAAGGTCGTCTTTCCCCTCAGGAACTACCCCTTCCTGGGGAAAACTTATCTCCACAAGGTTTTCATGAATTCGAACCAGAGGTCGATCATCACTCTCCCCCTCGCCAATAAGGTAGCCTAATACCTTAATAGTAATTTCTGAAGTGTACATGCGTATGTCCTCTCCCAAATCTGCTATGTTATTAGAATGGCTAAAGCTTTGGTCTATGAAGCCTTCGTATAAATGACCATTTCTGGTCATAGTAAAGGCATTTGCTTGGCCTGTTCGGGCCACAAAGGGTGCGAGCATCGTATTCATTTGCTGTTGGTATTCGGACTTCAAAATAATCTTATAATCCACATTTACGTACACGGGAATCGGAATGGAAAGCATTTTGATAACCACCTTTTTGTTTACTCTCGGGTAATAAAGCTGATCCGTTCCTGAAGTCTCGTGGTGGCGCGTACCATCACATACAGCAAAGTTGCGGGTTTTGTCCTCCACGATCTTTTTAGCGATAACCATGCGGCCGCTCCGTCCGTCGTTACGATCTGAATATAAATTTGCTTGGAAGGCGCCCTTACGAGCCGGATCTTTATTCATCCCTGTACGTTCCACACTAATGATGGGGAGTTTTAAGGCTCCGTCATCATCCCGTAATTCCTTTTTATGTTTAATCTGGAACGATCTTTCAGGTACCTGCCACAAAACCGGGGTTTTCTCAAAACCTTCGTGTGTTGTGGTGCTGATAATCACATCTTCTTTTAACCACGACATGATGGCATAGTCAATGTTCTCGATGGTTGAGGCGAGCATGCCTATTTCTTTTAAACTAATCTCGTCTTTGTCGACTGGTAACTGCGCAAAATCAAAATTCTCAGGTAGCATCGAATAGTCCCTTCCTTGCCCTCTTACAAGTAGCTGAAATTTCAAATAGATGATTGACTTGCCCGAACAGCTGTTTGTTTTGAACAAGCTTCACTATTTCGTAGTAACTATCACCATACAACACAAAATCACCTTCACGCACATACATGTTCTGATCTTCTTCTAACCTTCTCTTGTGGAAATGAATATTAATTTCCCACACCTTGTCAATGCCGACGTTGGGCATATATTCCGTTTCAAATCTTGTAAATTCCACAAGAGCGAATACGCGGACGGGTGGCAAAAAAGTTTTCTTGATGGCCTCTCCGTATAACTCGTGAAAATTCGTCCTATCTAAATCTATGGGATAATACAATATCTGTTGGCCAATAACTTTTTCAATTAACTCATCGTTAACCTGCTTGACAAGGTCTCTTTCTTTTTTGCCGATAAAGAGCGGTGGGGGTGGCGCCTTGGGTCTTTTCCATTCGTCAGCCATAACTTATTACCCCACAAAAATTGGCAACGGCGAATTCTTGAGCGTTGTTGCAGCTGCCTCCGCCTTCTCGCTGTCCCGCTTCACTAGTTCGGTGTACTCCAGTTCTTTAAGCATCTCCGCTAATTTATCTTTGAGAGAGTCTTGTTCTTCTTTCGCTTGGCTCAGAAGTTCGGAATGATTAAGCGTTACACTTTCTCCCGGAATTGGAATAGTGGTGAATTTACCTCTAATCTGTCCTAACATCTCCTTGCACAAGGCCAAACAATATTTACGTATCCATTGTTTTCCAATAGAGTTTATGTTTTTATATGGAAGATTATCAAACGGCAGCGTATTAACATTATTGATCCCGTTGACGCCGCTTTGATAGCCAGCGTCTTCCTCCCATGCATCTGACTCTACATAGAACCTAAACCAGATCCGATCTAAAGCTCCAAAATCCCAATAACTGGGATCCGGGAAGAGTCTTAATTTGTTGTTCACAAGCTCGTAGGAATAGTGCGAGGTTCTCGTGTAAAGCGAATCCTCATACATGATGGCTTGCATTTTATTTTGCCACGTAGGGATGATTTCAAAGGTCGAATCATCTGCAAACTGTCCGTAGGTAGAAAAGTTGCCTACTACTCCGGTGCCTCCATAATAGCCGTAAAAACGCCACATAATGCGTGGAGATTTATAGAACACCTGTGTAATAATAATACGCTTATCCCCTACCTTTTCAAAGAAAGGTACGGTGCCGCCCCCATCATCTGTACCCGTAGCAGAGCTAGCCGAAACAATTGCCTGCAAATCGTAATCTTGGACCGACGTAGTGGGTGTAAAAGACGCCGAATATTGTGGAATTGTGCCGCCGTACCCCGTAAATCCTGCTGCAGCCATTCCATCACCAATGCGGCGGGCGTACTCAAATTCAAAACGAGGATATTTAAGGGCCACTTTGGTTCCGCCCAAGCTAGAGGAAAGCGTCCCAGGTTCAATTTCTCCCCGATGATCAAAGGTGCCGGTGGTGTCACCCAATACATCGGATAACATGTTTTTACTTTGATGGAGGTTGACAATATAAGAATATTCCAACACAGCTTCTTCATATGCTGCGTACACATTGCCAGGCGTTAATTCAATATCGACTACATCGCCACCTAATTTCTTGTAAACATAGGATACTTGGACTGCAGCGCCACTTAAAAACTCTACGGAACCCGTATACATTCCAAAAGGGACCGCCGCGGCAACGAGTGCCGCGGATCCACTACTACTTAAAATTACAGCGCTGGTTTCGGACCTAGGCTGAAGATTCTTGGGCATCTATAATATTCTCCTCGCAGTAATTAGTAGTTTACAAGACAAAACCCCGATGGGGATCGGCCTTATTCTATAAAGGAAAATATTTAAGCGCTGGTACTTTTGCGAGTTCTCTTGGTGCTTTTAGTTTTGCGTTTGCGGGGGCGCTTCGCCTTGGCAATAATTTCTGGCACCACAATCGTCTCTTCTTCTTCAAGCAAGACCGGGACTGGTGCCACAAACACCTCTACCGGAGCAACAGTTACTTCTGCCTCGGGCACACTTTCAATTACTTCCTCTACAACCTCGTTAGTGTTGGTTGTGGTTAGAAGCTGCATACGCGGGTGGTTAGCGTGCTTAGCTTTAAACTTTGCTTTGGCAGAATTCAATCGTCTTTTCTTTCCCATGGGAAAACTCCTTTGTAATATAGTAAATAGTTGTTATTCTCGCGAAACCGAAAATCTCAAAAAATTGGAGGCGAAAAAAATTCAGCAGATCGTGGTTTTAAAAGAAAAACCCCCTCCGAAGAGGGGGATAAATATAAAGATGTATTTTTAGTTATTTATTATGCTACGTAACCCCAAAAT